ACTTACCCAACAGCTGCAGAGCTATTAGGTATCGTTTCACGCGGTGCAGCTAGCGTTTACTCAAACAGCAAGCGTTTTGCTCGTAATATGATCGCCTCAAGCGGACAATGGGCAAACATTATGACTTTAAATGATTCGGGCAGACCAATATATACGGCCCAGAATCCTCAAAATGCTGGTGGCTCTGTAGCAGTATCAAGCCTACGCGGGAACGTTGCAGGACTTGATTTATACGTAGATTATGCAAACTCAGGCGACGGCGACGGCACACTGTTAATCGTCAACCCAGAGTGCTTTACCTGGTACGAATCACCTCAACTACGCCTTACAACTAACATTATTAGCGAAGGTCGAATTGAGATCATGTATTACGGATACGGTGCTTTGGCTAACCTAGCTTCAGGCGGCGCATTTAAGAATAACAAGGCATAAGCCTAAAACACTAGAACCCTAGACCCTGCCCCTAGTCCGGTGGGGTTTAGGCCTTAAACGTAAGGAGTAAAGCGCGTGGCTGCAACGTATATAACTATGGCTGAGTTACGCGCCTTGCTTGGTATCACTGCTATTACCCTTTACGCAGACGCGACAGTAGAGGAAGTTTGCCAGGCTACAGAGGACATTTTAAATAAGTATTTATGGTTTAACACTGCCCCTATAGCTGCAACAGCTTTAAGCGCAAACATAGCAACGATTACTACCCCTACACCTCATGGCTTTGTTACTGGTCAAACGGTAGTAATAAGTGCAGCCGGTGCTACCTTTAACGGCAGTAAAGTAATTACAGATTACCAAACTTTTACTTTTAGCTATGCAAAAACTGCAAGCGATCAAACTACACACTTGGTCAAACCTTACGGTTTAGTTACTGGGCCTAATCACGCTACAGCTTATGCCAGTGTGCCGGCAGTACGCGAAGCCGCGGCTGCCTTAGCTACTACTATCTGGCAAGCCAGACAAGCGCCAGGCGCAAGCGTTACAACAATAGACGGCTTTATTGCCTCACCTTATCAACTAGGCAATACCCTTATAGCAAAAGTACGCGGCTTAATCGCCCCGTATATGTCGCCTAATTCTATGGTGGGCTAATGCCTGCAGCCATAACTACCCTTAGGTCAACACTAGCTACAGCGTTGGCTAATACGGCAGTCTGGACAGTGTTTAACCATATTCCAGAGATACCTATAGCTAACTCTATAGTCATAGCAAATGATGACCCTTATATTTTAGTAAACAGTAATATAAAAACGGCTATAGCCCCTACCGTACGTTTTAAGTTATTTTTGTTAGTGCCGCTTATGGATAACTTAGGCAACCAGACCACGCTAGAGGATTTTTACCTGGCTGTTATGACCAAGTTAGCGGCTAGTAACTTAACAATAAATATAACCAGTTTTAGCGCACCTGCAATACTAGAAACCCCGTCCGGAAACCTGCTTCAAAGTGAAGCCGGCCTTGAGATAATAAGTAGCTGGAGTTAACTAATGGCTAATTACAAAGTAATGATAGATAACGAAATCGCCGGCGTTGGCTTAGGCGGTACCGTTACCGACACAGATTTAGAAGGGTGGGACTTACCACACTTGCTAAAAATTGGCGCTTTAGAGGAATCCTCAGTAAGCCCAACCCCTACTAAAGTAAAGGAAGTGCAGGAATAATGGCAATTTATTTTACAAATAATACTTACCTAAAACTAGGTACTTACGATATGTCAAGCGTAGTTATCTCAGCTAGCATTAACGTAAACTTTGACCAGCTAGAAATTACGGCTATGGGCGACGCAGCACACAAATACCTAAAGGGTTTGCAGGCTTCAACCCTGAGCGGCAGCCTTTATATTGACCAGGCAGCTATCGGGGCAGGTTCAACACGTGCAGTACTAGACAGCCTCAGCGGTACGTCTGCAGCGTTTGAGATCGGTGCTAACGGTTCTACTGCAAGCTCTACAAACCCAGTCTACAAAGGCTCTTGCTTTGTAAACGGTTATACACCTATTAACGGTGCTAATGGTGAAGTCGCACAGCTAGATTTTACTTTTGATATCACAGCACAAACAGCACCATTCCCAGCAGTAAGCTAATAAGAAACGAGGGCTAGAAAATGGCAAGGTTAAAAATTACACGCGATACCGGCGTAGTCGAGGAATACGACATTACGCCGGCTATCGAAGTAGAGTTTGAAGCTTACGCAAAAATGGGTATAAATAAGTGCTTTAGGGAGCAAGAAAAACAAACCGACGTTTACTACTTATGTTGGCTAGCGATTAAACGCAGCGGCCAGACTGTAGCTGTATTCGGCGAAAGTTTTTTAAACACCTTAAAGGCAGTAGAGGTGCTAGATAGCGACCCTTTAGCTGGGTAGGTAATAGGGAACTACTTACCTACCAAATAGCAGCGTTAGCGGTTGAAACTGGCATAGCACCTAAAGAGTTTGTAGAGATGTCGCCCGAAATGTTAGCGGCAGTCTACAAAGTACTAAAAGATAGAAACGAGGCGGCAAAGCGTGGCTACAGCAAAAATCGTAGGGCTAGATGAAACGGTTAGAGCTTTACGCCAATTTGACCCCGACGCATTAAAAGAAATGAATAAAACTATATACGCAGCTCTAAAGATAGCCCAGGTAGACGCACGCGAGTTAGCCCCTGTTATTACACCTTTAAGCGGCTGGGCTAAGCCGGTAAAATCTGGCAAGTGGGGAAGGCTAACTTTTAAAAGTAAAGCTGTAAAAATTGGTATACGTACTAAAATCGACAGAGCGCGTAAACGCGGAACCTGGACTAGTAAGGCTTACTTACTTATTAACGCTGACCCTGCAGGCGCAATATATGAAACAGCAGGCCGTAAAAACCCACAGGGTAAAAACGCGCAGGGTGCTAGGTTCATTAACGCTATCGAGGCTCAATCAAAAATAACCGTACGCGGCAAGCAGGGCCGGATAGCCTATAAATCTGTAGAGGATAACCGCGAGGAAATTGTAGCCAAAAGCAACGCAGCTATAGAAAAGGCCGAAGCTGCAGTAAACCGAAAGTTGGCTAAATAATGGTAATTAAAGTACCCATAATTGTCAGCTATAACGACAAAGGCACAAAGCAGGCTACTAAAGGCTTAGCAGGTTTAACTAAATCTTTTATGAAAATGGGGCTAGCCTCTAAATTATCTTTTGCTGCTGCCGGTGCAGCTGTAACTGTATTTACTAAAAAAGCCGTTAAAGCTGCTTTAGAGGAATCTAAAGCCGTAGCAGTGCTTAGTAAGAGCTTAGAAAACTTAGGCTTAGCGTTTGCGGCTACTGGTGTAAACGCCTATATAGACAGCCTTCAAAGAGCGACAGCTGTGTCGGAAGATATTTTAAGGCCGGCGTTTGGTAGGTTAATTAGGTCCACAAATGATTTAGGCAAAGCCCAGCAATTACTAGCACTTAGCTTAGACATAAGCGCGGCCACCGGTAAATCTGTTGACGCAGTGGCAGCGAGTTTAAGTAAAGCCTATTTAGGGCAAAATACAGCGTTAGGCCGTTTAGGTGTTGGCCTATCTAAAGCCGAGCTAGCTACTAGCAATTTTGAACAAATACAGGAAAAGTTAACTAAATTGTTTGCAGGTAGCGCAAAAGCCGCCGCAGATACTTACGCTGGTAGTGTTGCAAAATTACAGATAGCAGCAACCGAGGCAAGTGAAGTTATAGGTTTTGCTTTAATTGACGGTATCGAAAGATTAGGCGACGAGCAGGGCATAAATCAGGCAGCCGACTCTATGGCTAGATTAGCTGCAAACGTAGGCTTTGTTATTACTGGTATTAGCGTTTTGAGTGACAAAATTGCCGCTAGCTCTATAGGTAAAGCTTTTGAGTTATTTGTTGTTACGCCTTTACTATCGCCTTTAACTCTTTTACGTAATTTAGGTAGAGCTACTGTAGCTTCAGAAATTACACCTACAAACAGACAAAGCCCTAGAGTGGCAGAAGCGGCAGCTGCTAAAGCTGCTAAGGCTCGTAAAGTAGAAATAGCAGACCGTACAAAGATATTAGGTTTAACTAAAGCCCAAGCTGCTAACGAAAAACTAAGCCGTATGTTTGATATGGACGCGATACAGCTAGCAGCTGCACTACAGGGCAAACTATCTAAAGAGGACGAGGCCAGAGTAAAGGCCCTGCAAGCTCTAAAGACCGAGGACAAGAACGACGATATAAGAGCCTTAGAGGAATTAGAAGCTGCTAAACGTGCTGCTACGTTTGCAGAAATAGACCGCATGAAAACAATAGTCGAAGCAAGCAAAAAGGCTAACGAAGCAATTATCGCAGACGCTAGAGCCAGACTTGCAGCTTTACAAATGCCTAGTAACTCGGTTTTTACAGGCCATTTAGGTTTGTTACCTGGTACAAATATTGCAACCCCAACTCCTATAGGTTCAGCTGTTAGCACTTTCCAAGATGTAATAGATCGCGAAATGGCTATAGATATGCCATTTATGCCAGGCGACCCAGGCTTTAGCGGTACTGCAGGCCAAAACAGACCAGCACCTAACCTAACCGTCAACCTGCAAGGCGGCATAAACGTAGGCTCTACTTTTGAGTTTTACCAGACAGTACAAACGGCTTTGCAAGAATTAAATAGGGCAGGTAATAGCCTTACCTCAGCTGGTAGCTGATGGCAGCCCCAACAATTAACTGCATAGTTAACTTTAGCTCTGGTGCTTCTTTTGGCCAGGCTATGATTATTGGCTCTGGTGTCTTAGGCGTTAACGTGTTGGCTGATAGTGCAACTGTTACAGCTGACGTATCTAACCAAGTCCAGGCTGTAAGTATCCAGCGCGGTCGTAATGCTAACGCGGACCAATTCCAGGCCGGTACTGCCTCTATACGTATTGCCGATATTAACGGCGACTTTAACCCAGAAAACCTAAGCAGCCCCTACGCGGGGCTTTTGCTGCCTTTGCGTAAGGTTACAATAACTGCAACTGACAATAATACAGGCCTAGTTTATCCGCTGTTTGCAGGCTATATAACAGGTTATAACTTTACTCAGGCCCAGGTAGTAGGCGAGGTGTCTTACACGACCCTAACAGCGTCAGACGGCTTTAGATTACTTAATATGGGTACTGTGTCAACTGTTACAGGTGCTACAGCTGGACAGTTATCAGGGGCTAGAGTTACTAACATTTTAGACCAGATCGCATGGCCTAATTCTATGCGCGATATAGACGCGGGGCAGACGACGCTACAGGCTGACCCTGGCACTACTAGGACTGCACTTAACGCCTTGCAAACCGTAGAAACCAGCGAGTACGGGGCGGTATATATGGACGCTAGCGGTAACGTAACTTTTCAAGATCGAGCGTTAACCTCTAGCTCTATCGGCGGTACTGCTACGGTGTTTGCTGACGACGGCTCAGGTATTCAATACCAAAACGTACGCTGGGTGCTAGACGATAGTTTGGTATATAACAAAGCCTCAATAACGGCTACAGGGTTAGCTACTCAGACGGCTTCAAATCAGGACTCTATAGACAAGTATTTTTTACATAGCTATAACAAAACTGATTTACTAATGCAGACTACAGCTGAGGCCCTTAACTATGCCCAGGCTTACGTAGCT